TCTACTGCTGCTATTGGTCTGGTTGCTGGTAGCTCTGCGGCTCTTGTCCCTGTAATACAAGGAATTGCTAAAAGTGGTATAAAACAGATAACAAAAAAACTTACAAAGAAAAAAAAATGATGTAAAATAATAAAACCCTATTCGACAAGGCAATGGATAGGGCGTCTAGGTAGACAAGTTTAACCGTGCTTGTCTGCCGCTTATTTCGAGGGTACAAACATATAGAGCGATAATTACAGGGCTGTTACAAGGCAATCTGGAGGGAGTAA